GCACCAAAGTGGGTGCCAAGTGGATGTTTTGATCCCATACTGAGTGGATCACACCAACCCCAGGGGTCGCTTCGGCGGCCCTTTTTTGTGAGTTGGTGGCAGCAGTATTTACTGGTGCGTAACTACGTGGGAGCGTTGTGGCGCACGGTGGTGCTTGGCTGTTTGCAACCGGCCAACTGGGAGTATTGCTGGCCGGTTGACTGGGTTATGCCGTATTTTGACGACCTGTGGCGCTACTGGAATGAAGCGCCATACGCTGCTGAGCGAAAGGCTTTAGCGAATGAAGATTGAGCAGTTTGAGGCCCCTGGGCTGAAGGTGACACGGACGTTTGACCCCTGGAACGGGGCTTATTACATCTGCTGGAAGCCTGATGTGAGCATGTGGTTTCAGGATCGGAAGGCGATGCTGAAATTTATTTCATGGCCACCGAAGACACCAACTGGTGATCGGTTGCGTGAATGGCTGAATGGTTTCGAGTCAGACGCTCCAACAAAGGAAGCGACCAAGCTTGAGGTGTTGAGTGCTGAGGTGAAAGCGACAGGATTTGGTCCTGAGTGCCATTTAGACGAAAGTGATCCAAACTATGCGACAAAGACGATCATCTGATGCGCCTGATTATCGACACCATGGCGATTTGCGGTTTCGCCTTGTCTGCTTCGCTAACTGCTGGTCTGATCATTTCGTACACGCAGTTCGACTCAATGAAACAGAAGACCATTGAGAGGTTGACTGGTCAGATCACTGGAGCGGTGACGGACAAGTTGACTGGCGAGCTGGATGGGAAGTTTGACGGCATGATTAAAGGGTTGCCGACCCAAACGGGTCCTGCTGTTCCCTTTGCGAAGCCATGACCACTAAGGAAGGATTGTGGTACGACCCAGTGAACGGGTTGTATGGGTATGACGCTGACTACCTACCAGACATTATTTGTGAGTTGCTGGAAGGATGCCTGAAATCGGGACAGTCACCATCGAACCTGTATCACTTCCAGCGATCCCCGGAATACCGCCGATTGGAGCTTTGCCGGACGCGCCCCCTGTCACCCTTGAACTAGGGGTTCCAGTTGTCCAGATGCCTGGTTGCGTACCAGTGCATCCTGACGCCAAGTTAAATCCAAGTTTGTTGCAGGATGACCCTGGGAGGGTTGGGATGTTTTGCCCTGACGGGCAAATCCCGCATTTCAACCCATTGGATTACACGCCTGCGGAGTATGTACCGATTCAACAGGAGAAGCCTCGACGAGGGGATGATTCCAAGGATGAGGAATCGAAAGCCCCTGAGCGTCCAGCAGTCCCGAAGTTACCTGAATCAAATGCGCCGACATCTGAGACGACAACGGCAGCACCAGCAGAGAAGCCATTTATCGAGAAGGCAGTCGATGGACTCCCTTCAGTCGAGGCAGTGGTTACGACTACCACGATTGCCGTGGTGGCTACGACTTCTGCCTTGGTGGCCAAACCACTGGCGGATTTGGTCTTAAAGCTGATCAAACCTACGGTGAAGAAGGTTGTGAAAAAGGTTTCACAGGTAAGGGGACGGCCTGTGAGGGTTGAGTCTTTACTGGAGCGGAGGTTGGCTCAGCGGGACCGGAATCGGGCTGTACGCGCTTTGCGTCGGGCTTTGAAACCGTAATTTTGTGGATATGTGGCAGGACCTGTCCTGGTTTGGGGGTGAGGGTTACGTCAGAGCAGATGACGTAAAACTTGGACTGTGGGTGGAACGTAATGCCTTTTTGAGCGAGTTCACCGCAATGGCGTAGGCGACTTAGTTCAAAGTCGAGGCGTTTGTTAGCGAGGATTTGCTGCTGGAGCGCAGTTTCAGTGTCTACAGCGCTTTTGCAGCGATCTTGCAGTCCACGATCCAGGGGGATGGATACAGTGGCACTAACGCCCCAATTCCAACTGTGATTATTTTTCTGACCAGTTGGCATTTGTTGGTAGTAGAGGATCTTTCCTGGATTGTCAGGCACCCCGTTTTCATCTGCGTCGGTGGGATCGTAATAAGGAGTGCTGGTGTAGGACTTGAAGGGCTCGGCGTAGGTCAGGCTTTTGGTGAGAAATGGAGAGATGCTTAGGGATGGACCTTGACACTGCAAACCCTGAGAATATCGGTTAGTTGCATAAGGGCCTGTGAGCATCTGGATCGCCTGGTTAGTGACGCTTCCAGTGCTGTTAGCTACGGGGCTAGCAGTAGCGTTTGCTTGTGCGATAGCCGCTGTCGGCATCAGCAAGCTTACTGACCAAAGACAGAAGTAGTATCCGTAACGCTTGTAACTTCGGTGGTTCTGGTTATATCGGTCACGGCTGTAACACCAGGCCCGTTGTAGGTTTCGGTGAATTGGATGGCCTCTCCAGGATTGACGATGGTCCAAGTTGGCTTTTGTTCGAGGTCTAAACCAGTCCATGAAGATGTGACGCCCTCAACCATTTGAGTTTGGGTTGGGGTTGGGTTAGGTGTGATGCCACCCAAGCCTGAGTTTTGGATGTTAGTGCCAGAGGCACTGTATGTGTAACCAGTGGCGAAGTTAACGCTTTTAATAGTCTCTGTGATTTTGGTGACGCTTTCTGTGTGGGACGTAGTGGTTCCTGTTTTGAAGGAAGGAACTATTGGCGCAGCAAAAGAAGGACCTGCAAACAGCAGGAGGAAGGTAAGCCACTTCATGATTACTTGATAGTGAGTTCAGTGACCATTTGACCAACAGCGCTTGTACCAGCGCCACCAGCTGTGATCGTCATGGTGTGATCACTGGACAGGGTGCCAGCGAGGGAACCAGCGACGCCACCTGAAGTTGTAGTGGTGTCACCAAGCATTGGAAGGGAGCCGACGACACCAGAAGTGACTGTGGTTGCTGATGGGACGTTATCGCCTTCGTTAAAGGATTCAGTGAAGGAGAAAGCGTCGCCTGCAGTTGTAATGCTGTAGGAAGCTGGTGTGTAACCAACTGCCGAACCAGAAGTCAAAGATCCAAGGCCACCTGCTGTGTCGAGGGTCACATTGGAACCACTAACGGAATAGCTAGAGCCAATTTTGGTGACAGCGCTAGCCGCTCCATCAACAGTCAGTGAAATGCTGGACTGGATTTTATGGGTGATGTCAGCTTTTGCTGGTGCGGTTAGCAGAGCAAACGCCAAGAGAAGTAGAGCTTTCATCAAACCTTGGGTTTGTCAGACGTTTGCTTAATGGTAGGTGGTTCTTTCTTTTGAGCGCCATTGCCTTTTCTTTCAATCCCAAAGCCTGCCATCGCACCAGTGAGGAGGGAAGCGACGAAGGTGCTGTCCATTTTCATTCCTGGGATGATGTTGAGATAGGAGACGGTCAGGAGGGTTGCTGACCAGCCGAGGACCATGACGCGGACAACATCGGCAATTCCGATGCCATGTTGTTCCTGTTGGTCTTGAGTTTCCTTAGGCTCAGCCATGATGGGTAGAGTTTTGGCTTGAGATGGTTGAGGTAGCGGCAGCTATCGCTGGGGCGGCGATCTCTGCGACGTTCCTTGGTGTCAATTCCCATAACAGACGAACGTCTGAGGGGAGGGACTGCCTTATCAGGCTAAGCACCAGCGTCGATAACGTTGCGAACAGGTTGGAGGAGTTGCATAACGACCTGAGATCAGAGCGAGTGGAGATTTTTGCGAGGTTGAGCGCAGCGGAGCAAAAAATTGCACGGCTTGAAGGCCAGGCAAATCATCCTTAAGCTGAGTGCAAGTTTTAGGACCTCACCGTGATTGCACTGGTACGGCCAATTTTGTTTGCGTTTTTGCAGTCGAAGGCTGTGAAGAAGCTGATTGTTGACCTGTTGAAGGCGTTGGCAAAGACGACGGACAACACAGTTGATGATCAGGCTGTGGCATTCATCGAGAAGAACCTGTTTCCAGGTAAGCCCTGATCAATGCTGTTCGATTGGCTGATTCCGACAGTTATGCGCCTGGAAGCATTTTTCAGCAATTTTGACGGGAGTCCGCACCAGAGAGCAGCAATTCAGCAGTTAGCGGAGGACATGCCGCCTGAACTGTTGAGTCCTAGTGCTGAGTGGTTTCAAATTTGGAAGGCAGGCGGCAAGATTGTGCCGTTTGGGGTGCCTTATTTGAACCAAATGGATTTAGAGGATGGGGAGGATAAGTGTTTTACTACTGCGATGGCGATGCT